TCGCGCGGGGTATGTAGACAGGGAGGTGAAAGGTCCACTGATCCTAACGTTGGCGAAGGCCAACATCGAAGACGTTCTGCCTTCGATCGCTCCGACTCCTCAGTCGGAAGTGGACAGGATGGGAAGCATCGCAATTGATGCTTGCCGGCCTCTCAAACCGGAGTCTGGTCTCGCACAGATGCTCGGAGAGCTCAAAGCAGACGGCTTGCCGGCTGCTCCGGGTGAGTCCCTTCTCAATAGAGAGGTCTCCCCCCGCGTTCTCGCGGGAGAGTACCTCAACACCGAGTTTGGGATTATCCCGTTGCTCTCAGACATCGTCAAGCTGCGCAACGCTGTGGCCAAGTCGGCCGCAATCGTAAGGCAGCTCAAGCGAGACAGCGGACGGATAGTCCGCAGACGATTCTCCTTCCCGCCGTCAGTGACCACTACCACCACGACATACCAGGTTCCTAGGAGCGTGGCATTGTACGGGTACATCAGTGATTACTGTTCGTCGGGTTCGTTCACTTCCCAGACCGTTACAGACGTGACTACTCGTCGCGTCTGGTTCACGGGTGCCTTCTCGTATTTCCTGGATCCAGGTAAAGACCTGGTCGGGAGGTTCAAGAGGTACGAACAGCTGAACAATCAGCTGTACGGTACTCGCCTCACGGCGGCTACCGTCTGGGAACTGGCACCATGGTCCTGGCTCGTCGACTGGTTCAGCGACGTTGGAAAGGTTCTCTCCAACGCCTCTGCACTCCAGGACGACGATCTCGTCATCAAGTACGGCTACCTCATGGTCCACACAAGGACACAGAGGACCGTAACGTCCTCGGGGGGCTTTTATGGCTCCCCCGGGCCGTTCTCTGTCACCAACTCCTACGTTTGTGAACGTAAGGAGCGTTTCAGAGCGACGCCGTATGGGTTCGGTCTGGACGTGGAAAGTCTTTCTCCACGTCGAATGGCCATCCTCGGTGCTTTGGGTTTCCTCCCAGAGTACGGAAAGAAGGCACGGGGCTAAGTTCCCTCGTGTCTCACCCCCCAGAGCCGCTCGGCTCTGGGGACCCTCCAATCACAACTGAATACTCCGTATCCAGGGTGAGGACGCACGCATGCTCTCTGATTCCCTTACCGTCACCGTCGCCGCAACCCCGCACACGCTCGCGCGTGTGCCTGCCTCCGGGCAGGAGTCGGGCTCCTTCAAGGAGGCCGATGGGGCTCTGCGTTTTTCGGTCGCTCACTCCAATGGCAAGCGCCTGCGGACGGCGATCCGTCTCACGACGGAGAAGACGATCCCGGACCCGATCGTGTCTACGACGAACAACGTCGTCAACATGACCGCATATCTGGTCGTCGATGTGCCCAAGAACGGGTACACCGTCGCCCAGAAGAAGGAGATCGTCGACGCTCTCACGACGTGGCTCAATGCCTCGTCGGGCGCGAACCTTACTAAGGTTCTCGGCGGGGAGGCGTGACCAGCATTCCCATCGACTTGGCCCTTCTGGGCCTCTGTCTGTGGGTACCGCTAGTCATCATCCCCTCCGCACTCGCGCTGGTCGCTCTTACTAGGACCAAGAGAGTCGGTAGTCGTCACTGACGACTATCAACGGGACTCGAGCAAGCTGAGGACTCACGAACTCCATCGGGAGCCGTGATGAAAAGCCTGACCGCGTTCTTACAAGTTCTCCTCCATGAACTGGGGGAGAGATGCGGCACAAGCACCACCCGTGATTTTAACACGATCACGGGACGTATCGAACACGAGGGGTGGTCATTCTTGACGATCACCCTACCTACCTTTGGCGCGGACCTCCAAAAAGGTCTTGACCGTGGGTATGTGGATCACGACTTGTTCCAGGGTTTTTCCTGGACAAGCGGTCTCCCCCGATTCCTCGGAGGTTTCCTTGATCTTGTGTTCGAGCGCAAGACGGGTCTCTTGCTTGACGACCCCTCGATAGACGCCATTTTCGCTCTGCGTCAGATCACTCTGATGTTCGCGAAGATGGAGTTGCAGTGTTCTCCCGAGAGGGAGGCTGCTGCATTCGAGGGTTACATCAAGTGTGAGCAGGATCTTCGGATATCCGACCGGGAGTTCACAGGCGAAGCCTATGAGCAATTTACCCGGATCGGCAACCTGCTGTGGGCTGACCTACTATCCGAGGTAGACCGCAAGGTCTACTACGGGGAGATCATCCCTAAGCACGGTTCAGGGGCCACTGCGGACGGACTTCGCGGAAACGCGAAGTACAACCAGATGCAATGGACCACGCGATTGGAAGAGTACTTTCCTCACGGAGAGTATCTCTTCCCCTCGTGGCGTCATTACGACGCTAGCACCGAGATCCTCGAACCCGGGGCGGAGGTACCTGTAAAGGTTATCACCGTCCCTAAGACGCTCAAGTCACCACGCATCATTGCCGAAGAACCTACCTGCATGCAATATGTGCAGCAGGGTCTCTTCGAACAGATGCAGGAAGCGTACAGGCGATTTACCACCGCCCGTCACTTCATCTGCTCGGATACTCAGGAGCACAACCGTGCTCTTGCCCGAGAAGGCTCCCTTACGGGAGCCCTGGCCACGCTAGATCTTAGCGAGGCTTCAGACCGTGTCTCGAATCAGCATGTACGGGCCTTACTGAGGAACCACCCTCACCTCGCGGTGGCGGTGGACTCATGCAGGTCCCGAAGGGCTGATGTGCCTGGCCATGGCGTTGTACGCCTAGCCAAGTTCGCGTCGATGGGTTCAGCTCTCTGCTTCCCCTTTGAAGCCATGGTGTTTTGCACCATGATTTTCGTAGGGATCGAGAGAGAGCTCAACCGCCCGTTGACCATGCATGACATTGTGTCCATGTATGGTCGGGTGCGCGTCTACGGGGACGACATCATTGTCCCCGTAGAATTTGTGCAATCCACTGTCTCGACGCTGACATCTTTTGGGATGAAAGTGAACGAGCGCAAGTCTTTTTGGACCGGCAGGTTCAGGGAGTCGTGTGGTGGGGATTTCTTCGCAGGCCGTGACGTCAGTATTGTCAAGGTCAAGCGGGATCTTCCCCAGACAGTGGGGCACGTCGAGGAGATTGTTTCGACCGTTGCGTTACGGAACGGCCTCTTTGAAAGAGGCTGCTTCAACGCAGTCGACTGGTTGGACGCATGGATCCTCAGGGTTCTCCCTGTTTTTCCGTACGTTCGGCCAGAGTCTCCTGGGCTGGGCAGATGGACCCATGAGCCACTAGTGGCTCAGAAGTTCCACCATTCTCTACACAAGCCTTTGGTAAAGGCGTGCGTAGTTGAGTACGACATCCCGAGCGATCAGCTCGACGGTGTCGGTGCCCTTCTCAAGTGGTTCCTGAAGCGCGGCGAGAAGCCGTTCGCGGATCGGAATCATCTGCAACGTGCAGGGCGTCCGAGG